CAATTTGTTGTTGCGTATTACCCATCAAACTGGGACAGAAAAACGGCAGTATCTTTAATGAACGACTACGAAAAATACCTCAAGGAGCGCAACACATGAAGACACCTGTAGACGAAGAGTTCGAGCGCATCGAACGTGAGCAAAAGAGAATCAATGAAGAGCAAGAAAAATTGCGCAATGAATTGTATTTATACACAGTCGTGCAAATCACTCGCAATCAAGCAATCGAAGAAGTGGCGCGAGAGATTGAGAAGCTCAAAGGATTTGGGGAGGACACCATATCGTCATTTGCAATTTACATACGGAGCATGAAGAAATGAACCTACACGAGTTTGCTGAGCTACTCAGCACGCGTCCCAAGAATGTGATCCTCAAGCTTTCAATCGAGGGGATTTCATATTCACGCAAGGGCGTGTACATTACAGAAAGACCGAACCCAAACTGTGATCTTGAGGATGCGTTTGAAAACCTGACGTTTAATAGACTGCGAAACCTCCCCGCCTGCGGTGAGAAGTCTGCTCATGAGATTGTGAAACAACTTGCCAAACAAGGCATTTACTTAAAAGACACTTCGAGCTAGCCAATTCATAACTTAACCAACGGATGCAAGCCTAGTAGATGCGAACATTTTTTGGTGCCACAACTTATTGGCTAGCGAGAAAGAAGAAGCTCGGGTTGTGGCTATCCTGACGGCATGACGAGGGGCATGCAATCTACTTATCCCCTCACCTTTAACTACCAAGGAGAAGTTTATGAAAGCACAATGGAAAGAGAAACCTTTGCAGTACGTCAGAGACAAACGTGTCGCTGACTTGGAGAAAGCAAACATTAGAATTGCTGAGTTGGAAAAGAAGAATGAAGAATTTATGTGTGTGGAAAAATTCATGCGCAAAAATTTGCTAAATGCGCAAAAACGCATTGAAACCGCCAATGAGTTACAACAAAAGTATGAGTGGCTAATTAACTCTGAGTTGATGTTGCCCACACCCGATGGCATGAAGTACTTTGACAACGCAGAGGAGTTGGACAAGTATGTTGGAGAAAGAACTCTCATAAGTTACAGATACGCAGCCGCTTTGGGAAGGACAATGCAAGCTACAAAAAATCAGTTATTGGCGGGATTGAATTCAATATTTGATGAAGAATATAGTAAATACTCAGTGGAGATTGAACATGGCAACACCGGAAGTAATAGTTAAGAAGAACATCAGAAAGATTCTCAATGAAGAAGACGTTTACTACGCCATGCCCATTGGCACTGGCTTTGGAAATTCAGGAGTGCCTGACTTTCTTGTTTGCTGTGCGGGGCATTTCCTTGGCATCGAGGCGAAGACCCGAGGAAAGAAACCAACCACGCTTCAAGAAGAAAACATGTACCAAATACGACGCGCGGGTGGACACACGCTTGTGGTCAACGAAGACAACTACGACGAACTAAGGAGAACACTGCAATGGATGAAAAAGAACTTGAGCGCCGAGTAGCGCAGATGACGGACGAGGAGCAGACGCACTTCAAGGAGTGCATCATGCGTTTGGCAATGTGTTATGGAGAAGATGCTTTGAAGGGGGTGCTCATCGTAAGTGGTCACTTGCTTGAGGGTATGTCCGAAGTAATTCAATTCAACGCCAATGACATGGACACGTACTATATATTAAGATCAGCGTCTAACTATTTTGATTTCCTCAACACCAAAGACGCACCTCCAAAAGAAAGAATGAATTGAAACCATACGACAACATACTAACAGTAGACTTCGAGACACGGTGGGACAAGAAGGACTACACGCTCTCCAAGATGACCACAGAGGAGTACATTCGTGACAAAAGGTTTACTGCGTTCGGAGCTTGTGTCCATGCATACGGAAGCACAGATCCAATTAGATGGCTTACAGGATCAGAACTACCTAGCTTCTTTTCAGGTATCGACTGGGGACGAACCGCCGTCCTTGCTCATAACGCACAGTTTGACGTCGCTATCCTTGAGTGGGTATACGGTGCCAGACCCTGCTTCATATTCGATTCCTTATCAATGGCGAGAGCTTTGCGTGGCGTGGAGGTTGGTAACTCCCTCGCGAAACTTGCCGGTGACTTCGGGTTGCCTCCGAAGGGGATGGCTGTTCATGATACTAATGGGCTTGCCAAACTTTCTGAGGAAGTCGAACGAGAACTCGCTGAGTACTGCAAACATGATGTGTATTTGTGCGAGGAGATATTCAAAAGACTTGTTGAAGGTTACCCGTCCAAAGAGCTTCGGCTCATTGACATGACGCTGAAGATGTTCACACGTCCAGTGCTCATACTTGATGATGAAATGTTAGTGAAAGCGATTGATGAAGAAAGGATTAAACGTGAGAACTTGTTACAACATCTCGGCGTGGGAGAGACTGAACTCGCGTCGAATCAAAAGTTTGCAGAAAAACTTAAATCTCTTGAAGTGGTGCCCCCCACAAAAGTCAGTAAAACTACCGGCAAAAAAACACTCGCACTCGCTAAAAACGACGCATTATTCCAAGCGCTCCTTAATGGTGAACGTGAAGACGTGGCCCTACTTTGTGAAGCGCGCCTTCGAGTTAAATCAACTACGGAACGCACGCGTGCACAGAGGTTCTTGGACATCAGTAAGCGAGGCTGTTTACCAGTTCCATTGGCATATTACGGTGCGAAAAGCGGACGCTGGTCAGCGGCGAAAGGATCTGCGATCAACATGCAAAACCTTAAACGTGGCTCCTTCTTACGCAAAGCGATTATGGCTCCCGAAAAAAGTCAATTGGTTGTTGGAGACTTATCGCAGATTGAACCGCGTGTCCTTGCGTGGCTTAGTGATTACGAAGACATGCTTAACATCTTCAAAGATGGCGGTGACCCTTACGCCGCGTTTGGCGCACAAATGTTTAACATTCCCGGCCTCAATAAAGAAACTCACCCGGACCTTCGGCAGTCAGCAAAGAGCGCGTTACTTGGTTGTGGATATGGCCTCGGGTGGGCGTCGTTTGCCTCGCAGTTACTCACAGGGTTCCTCGGTGCGCCGCCGGTTAGGTACGAAAAAGACTTTGCTAAAAAGTTGGGCGTTGATTTAGATTACATAAACAAGTTTGTGGAGCGGGACGAGAACGCTCAGCGCTTGGAGGAAATCCCATCCACTTGTACGTTGGGGGAACTCTTAGTACATTCAGTAGCATCCAAGAAGATCATCGACATCTATCGTTCAACGGCGTATCCAGTGGTTGCGTTTTGGGATGTGTGCAATAGCATGCTTGAGCGCGCGTTGTACGGTGGGCAAGAACTTAAACATAAGTGCTTGACATTTAGAAAAGAAGAAATAGAATTGCCCAATGGAATGAAACTTCTGTACCCCAATCTACGGATTGAGAAGGATAAAGACGGTAGGAGCCAGTTTGTTTATGGGCCAGACGCTACCAAACTTTATGCGGGTAAGATAACGAACAACGTCACACAGGCGCTAGCGCGTATTGTGATGACAGACGGAATGCTTAGAGTATCCAAAAGATACTTCATAGCAGGTACAGTGCACGATGAGTTAATCGCCGTCGTGCCGGATGCTGAGGTGGAAGAAGCTAAGACTTGGGTCTTGGCGCAAATGACTATGGAGCCGAGCTACATGCCGAATATACCTTTGGCCGCTGATGGTGGAGCGCACCGTAGATATGGGTTAGCTAAAAATTAAAGGAGAAGTAATGAGAATACCAAAGAAGATCACAGTTGGTCAGAAGAAGTACAAGATTGAGATGCACAAAGATCTCATTGATGACGTGGCAGTAGGCGCCATCAATTTTGGGTCACGCATTATTGCGTTGTCCACGCACACAGGCGGTAAGAAGTTGGCGCAGGAAGAGATCAACAATTCGTTTTGGCATGAGTTAACTCACGCAGTGCTTGAAGACATGGGCAGTGAGCTTACAGATAATGAAAGGTTCGTTCGTGCATTTGCCAACAGACTATCCGATGCTGTCGACTCTGCAAAATTTTGACGAGGAGACGATGGTTGCAATGATGGAGACGGCGGGATACAAGATAGTGATGAACACAATCAAGGGAACTGCTTCTCCGTTTGCACTGAAAACACCACAAGGACATGAGTTTGTAATACCGAAAGTTAAACAGACCAGTACAACACAAGAAGCCTTCATGATGTATTTAAGCCTAGTTGGAACAGAAGAATGAAAAAACCCGCATGGTCACACAGTTCCCTCAAAGATTTTGAGGGATGTCAACGCAGATACCACGAGATCAAAGTCTTGAAGAACTATCCGTTCGTAGAGACTGAGGCAACACGTTATGGTAACCAAGTGCATGAAGCGCTTGAGTTGTACGTGAGAGACGGCACACCACTGCCTGCGCCCTTTGAGATGTTCAAACCAACGGTAGACGCGTTGCTCAAAAAGGAGGGGCGCAAGCTCGCCGAGTATGAGATGGCGCTCACGATGGACTTGAAGCCAACCACGTGGAAAGCCAAAGATGTGTGGGTGCGGGGCATCGCTGACTTGTTGATTGTGGATGACGATAACTTAACGGCTTGGGTTGCGGACTACAAGACTGGCAACAACAAGTATCCCGATAGGGACCAATTGATTCTCATGTCCATCATGGTGTTCGCCCACTTCCCCCATATCAGGAAGGTCAACTCTGCGTTGCTTTTCTTGGTGAAAAATGATATGGTGAGAATGTCCATGACGCACGATCAAGCGGACAAATACTGGTGGGACTATCGTGAAAGATACGCCCGCTTGGAGTCTTCTTTTGAGAGCGATGTATGGAACCCCAACCAAACGCCTTTGTGCGGGTGGTGTCCTGTGAAGACATGTGAATTCAATTCTAAACATTAGGAGGCGCTATGCCCTACAAGAACAAAGCTGATCGAGACTACAAACATGAGTACGAAAACTACGACGGCAAGCCTGCCGTTAAAAAGAAGCGCGCCGCGCGCAATAAAGCAAGGGCTATTTTGGAGAAAGAAGGAGTTGTCCACAAAGGAGATGGTAGAGATGTTGACCATAAAAAGCCTCTCTCCAAAGGCGGAGCTACTGTTCGAAGCAATCTTAGAGCCACAAGCGCGCATGCTAACCGATCCTACCCGCGCAAATCTGACCACAGTCCCAAGTGAACGGTTGATAGATATATGGGAGTGTCGGTTTGGTAATGACTGGGTCGACATGGATACGATAGCAGAGGATGACTTCTTTTCGGAAATAGCGATAAGACTACGAACAGAAGGTGAATTGGAAGCGCACTTCCTGACGGATAGGGCGCGCTTGATGTGTAGAAAACCAAGAGAGGAGTAAGTATGGGTACGTTAAAAACTATGTTTGGGTGGGTTGATCCTAGATCTACTTATAGTAACGACGAATGGGAGCCAGTAAAAATCAATGAAATACGAATGCAAGGTTTTAATTTTGATCCCAACACAAAAGAAGCATACATGATACCAATGAGTCGTTTGGTAGATATGTGGCAAGCATTATTTGGAGATCGTTGGCTTAATTCAACGAGAGGTAATCCCGAATTTCAAGATCGTTTTTGGGCAGATGCATGCGACAGGCTTACTCACAATGGTAAGTTTGAAATACAAGGGGATTGGTTTAGATTGAAGGAAGACGCATGCAAATCGTAGAAAACAAAGCGCTACTGTTTCGCACACGCAACCCTGACAAATACAGCATCATCCCAAAGCACAAAGTGTTTGAGGTTGAAGACGGCTACGAAGTAGCGGTGTATTGGGGACTCGATGAGTGTAGGGTGCTGAAGAACTTAGGCGTCAAAGATGTACCCTCGCCGATAACCAAGCGCTATACGTGGCCGGGCAAGTATTTGCCAATGGCTCACCAAATAGAGACTGCGTCATTCTTCACATTACATCGTCGTGCGTTCTGTTTCAACGACCCCGGCACTGGCAAAACTTTGTCCGCATTGTGGGCCGCTGACTACCTCATGAACCGTGGTGAAGTTAGGCGCGTGTTGATACTGTGCCCCTTGTCCATCATGCACAGTGCGTGGATGGGAGACATCAATCGAAGTGTGATCCATCGCTCTGCCGTGGTCGCGCACCATCAGCAAGCTACAAGACGCATCGAGATGATCCAACAAAACTACGAGTTCGTCATCACCAACTATGATGGGCTGAACTTAATTGCAAGCGAGATCAACAACGATGGGCGCTTTGATCTTGTGATTGTGGATGAGGCCAACGCGTATAAGAACCCATCGACAAGAAGATGGAAAGCGCTCGCATCAGTCATCAAGCCTGACACGTATCTGTGGATGATGACAGGAACCCCCGCGTCTCAATCTCCGGTGGATGCGTATGGCTTAGCCAAGCTCGTGAATCCAAGTGGAGTGCCCAAGTTTCAGACGGCATGGCGCGACAAGGTTATGAACAAGATCAGCATGTTCAAGTGGATGCCAAAGCCCAACGCCAAGGACATGGTGCACGAAGCACTTCAACCTGCAATACGTTTCACAAAAGCACAATGTCTTGATCTGCCCCCAGTGATTACGGTGACGCGTGAGGTGCCCATGACGCCTCAGCAAAACAAATACTACAAGCTCCTCAAAGAGCAGATGATGGTGCGCGCATCAGGGGAAACCATTAGTGCGGTCAATGCTGGTGTGGCGGTCAGCAAGCTCTTACAAATAAGTTGTGGAGCGGCGTACACAGATGACAAAGAAGTGATTGAGTTCGATGCGTCTCCACGCTTGAACGTCCTTGATGAAGTGTTGGAGGAGACAGATCGCAAAGTCATTATCTTCGCCATGTTTCGCTCAAGCATTGACTCCATCGTCAAGCATTTATCAGGGAACGGTCATTCTGTTGGCCAAATCCACGGCGACGTGACGGCAAGCAAACGCGGCCAAATCATTAACGATTTTCAAACCACGGACAAGATTAAAGTCTTGGTGCTCCAACCCCAAGCAACTGCACACGGGATTACCCTGACTGCCGCAGACACGGTTGTGTTCTTCGGGCCGTTGATGAGCGTGGAGATGTATACGCAGTGTATAGCGCGAGCAGATCGCAAAGGACAAGACTCAGACAAGGTCACCGTGGTGCATATTGAGTCAAGCCCTATCGAGAAAAAATTATTCAAGGCGATGAATACTAAAGTTAATGACCACGCGTTGTTGGTTGGTATGTTCGATAGTGAAGTAAAAAATATTTAAGAAAGGAGTTGCGCTTGGAAAATTTTATTGTATGATGTTAAACCTTAGACAAAAACAAAAGGAGAAGTAAATGTTAGATATTGATGATGAGGAGCCTCCAAAAGAAGAGCCCTCAAATGAATTAGCCAACATCCCAATGGATAAATTGGCGAAGGTCTATCGCAAGATGGCCACACGCATCCAAGAGTTGACGCAAGCTTTCGAGAACGAAGTTGAAGTCATCAAAGCTCAACAAGAACAAGTTAAGCTTGCGCTCAAAGATCAGATGCTAGCGTTAGGTATGTCCTCTGTTCGCACAGATCAAGGCACCGTGGTGTTGTCCACAAAGACACGCTACAACACACAAGATTGGGACTCGTTCAAAGAATTCGTTCTTGAACACCAAGCCGTCGACTTGCTTGAGCAGCGCATCGCGCAAGGCAACATGGCGACGTTCTTGGAAGAGAACCCCAAGCTATTACCCCCCGGATTGAACTCAGTCACTGAGTACGCAATCTCTGTTCGTAAACCCACTAAATAATTGGAGAAGACCATGAGCGAAGTAGCTCTCTTTAACCCCTCACAACTCCCCGCCTTTGTGAAAAATCGCAAAGAATTATCAGCCGTTGCTAAAGCTCTTGCCGGTGGTGCAGGTGGCGGTGGTGGCAAGAAAATATCCATCAAGGGCGGTGTATTCCGCTTGAATAGCGATGGCAAAGAAGTGGCCGCGATTGAAGACCGTCATCTTGACGTCGTGATTGTCAATGCCGCGCCTAAAGTGCAACGCCAGTTTTATTTGAAGTCGTACGATGGTGCTATCACTGCGCCTGACTGCTCCTCAGATGATGGCGAGACTCCTTTGGAGAACTCACCCAATAAGCAAAGCGATGCATGCAGAACTTGCCCAAAGAACATTGCGGGTTCAGGTCAGAACAATAGCCGCGCTTGCCGCTTCCAACAACGTCTTGCCGTGGTCTTGGCGAACGACATTGAAGGCGATGTGATGCAGTTGCCAGTTCCATCAAAGTCTATCTTTGGTAAAGACGAAGGCGACAACAAGCGCCCATTGCAAGCATACGCACGTTGGTTGGCCGCACAAAGTATTGATCCCTCTGATGTGGTGACACGCATGAAGTTCGATACCAAGTCTGAGTCTCCCAAGTTATTCTTCTCAGCAGTGCGTTACTTAACAGATGACGAGCATGAAATTGCAATTCGCCAAGGCGATACAGAAGACGCCAAGAACGCGATCACAATGACTGCCGCTAAAGCTGAGCAAGCCGTTGCCGCTCCTGCACCCGCTAGCATCCCCGGAACCAAGCCCAAGAAAGTAGCCGCACCTGTGGCGCAGGAGGACGAGGAGCCAGTGGTTCGCAAAGAGGAGAAGAAGCCAACTGCCGTACCCAAAGCGAAAGCCGCACTTGCAGACATGGTTGACGATTGGGATGACGAGTAATGGGATACTCCACGCAAGTCATTCAAAGCGTGAAGGTCGCACCTAAGACGTTGGGCAACCAACTCGGACGGTGGGCCGTTCACCATGACTTCCCAGTTACCAAGATAGCAAAGGCAACTGGCGCAACGCGCCAGTCTGTCTACAACTGGTTTGGTGGTGGAGAGGTTTTTGTTGCTTACCGTCCTGCGGTTAAAGCGCTCATTAAAATATTGCAAGCGTCCCCAAATGCGGACGTGGCTTGGAGAGATGTATGCAAGACATTCAACCTAGAAACTTAACCAACGCAGAACTTATTAAGTATGGTGCAATGTTGATCGACTCGCATCAAAATTTGCCTGTTGACTGGCAGAAGGAACTACTGCGCCGTTTCATGGCACTTAGCCCTGAAGACACGTTCCCCCCAAAAGATCCAAAACAGCTAGAACTTTTCTGAACCGAGGATACACATGACTCCGCTTGAATTTCTAGCGGTGGTTTTGCCGTCCGCAGGTTTGGGAAAATACTGCGTGGTAGAACTCAACCACAAACAACACGTATACGCTGATACGTTGGAGGAACTTCAGCCTCAAATCGACGAGTGGAACAACCATAAGTACGACATCTTCTTCGCCGTGTCCACGTTCAAGAGCGCACGCAAGGCAGAGGAAGCTGAGTACATCAAGGCGTTCTTCGTTGATTTGGATGGCTATGACACAAAGAAAGACGCGGCGATGGCGCTCGATTCTTTCTTGCAAAAAACTGGCCTTGATGAAATAGGGCGCCCTTGGATCGTCAGTTCAGGCGGTGGGCTCCATTGCTACTGGCCATTGACCGATGCGATCCCTGTGGGTATTTGGAAACCTATTGCTGAGAATCTAAAACGGTTGGCAGCGCAGGAAGATTTTAAGATTGACATGACGGTGACTGCGGATAGCGCACGCATACTGCGCGTTCCGGGAACCCACAACTACAAGAAGAAGTATCGACTCCCACGCCCTGTCAAGATCATGACCAAGGGCGACATGTTTGAACTGGACAAGTTCTCCAAAGTTATCTATGACAAAGTTGAGGCACCGGCAGTTGTTGCGCCTGTTTCAGCCCCCCTGCTAGGCCAACGCCCCAAGAACTCCACGGTTGGGCAGGTCAAGATGTTGCAGGATAGCTATACGCTTTTCAGTAACTTCGAAGGTGAGTGCGGTCAGATAGCTGACTACATTGCCACGGCGCAGGAAGATGGCAAAGAACCAATATGGCGCGGGCTTCTTTCTTGGGCCAAGGTTTGCGAAGATGGTGACGAGAAAGCAATATGGCTCTCGGACATGCACCCATACCCCATGCACCGGATGCAACAGAAACTGGCAGAAATCAAAGGACCATACGCTTGCATCAAGATGGATAGCGAGAACCCCGGCATCTGCACAAAATGTAAGCATTGGGGAAAAATTACAAATCCGTTAGTATTGGGTCGTGAGATCAAGACTGACAACACACAGAAACAAATTGCTCTAACTCCAGTTGCGGAGTTCAATGAAACTGAATTAGACGAAGAAGAAACTTATGGGCCCGAGGATGATGACTTGCCAGTGGCGCCAAGCATTACAAGACCCGAGCCCCCACGCGGATACAGTTACGGCGAACACGGCGGTGTTTATTGCACGCGTGCTATTGAGGATGAGATAACCGGCAAGAAGTCCAAGAGCAATATTCAATTGCTTCCCTACGATTTGTTTGTGGTTGATTTGCTGAAGATGGACAACGACCACTTGGTGCACATGGCCGCATGCCGACCCGAAGGCGTGGAAACTTTAAACTTCCCACAGAAATCTATTGTCAGCAAGGACGAGACGCTCAAGTGGCTCGCCGCCCAAAACATTGTGTCGACATTCGTGGGCTACGACAAAGTTCTTTATGAGTATGTCAGCGCCTGTGTTCGGGACGCATCTCAAAGAAAGAAACCCATCACAGTGCCGTTCCAGTTTGGATGGCAGACAGACGGATCGTTCGTTTACAACAACCGCGTGTTCGGTTCTGACGGTCGCGAGACGCAGGTTCCGATGCCCGGCCTTGAGAATATCAACCGCAACACGGCGGGTAAGGGTGACTTAGCTACGTGGCGCAGATTGTGGGAGACGATCTTCATCAACAAGCCCAACATGGAGATGGCGCTTGCGGTATGTTTGGACTCCTTTGGATCAGCGCTCATGCGCTTTACTCCGGTAGAAGGCTTTGTTTGGCACATCGGCTCACGTTGGTCAGGTACTGGTAAATCCCTAGTGCTCAGCGCCAAGGCAGGAGTTTGGGGTCACCCATTGAGATACCGTACCGGCAAAGGCACATCTCCAGTTGCTATGCAACAACGTGCGGGTTTGTTGGGAAGTCTGCCCTTACTGGTGGACGAAATCACAAGTGCTCAGCGCAAGGACATGGAATGGGCGCCGACCTTTATTTTTGACTTTGCTGAAGCGCAGGGTAAGGAACGGATGGAGTCCCACGCCAATAAGGAACGTCTCAATAACAGTACTTGGCGGTCTTCTTGCAGTATGACGTCGAATGAAAAGCTGACTGATTACATGGCGGGTGCACGTAAGCATAGCTCAAACGGTGAGCTTCTGAGGATGTTGGAGTGGACACCGCACGTTAAGTTGCAGTGGACGCCCGAAGAACGCAGAATTTTGCAAGACTTGAAGGGCAATTACGGCGTTGCAGGTGAAGCATGGGTGCGTTGGCTTGTGAAAAACCAAGACGTAGTTGAGAAAATCATGCAGAAAGTAAACAACCACTTGAAGAAAGTGATGAACTTTAACGATGACGAACGGTTTTGGCATGCCAACTGCACCGCTATTGTGGCGTCAGCCATTCTTTTGCGCAAAGAATACGCAAATATTCTTGATGTGGAGATCAATAAAGTCATCACATCGTTGAAAGAACTGGTGGAGAAAGCTCGCGTTGTGATTGGTAGCAGTGTCCGTACGGCTGAAGATGTACTCAACACATACATTAGCGATAACTATGGAAGTTTCATTGTGATTAAGAAATCCGATGGCCGCCTACTGGCTTCATGGGGGGAAG